ATAAATGGAATTTTTATACATTAAATGATAAAAATAATATGATTAAACTGCCAGTAAAAGTGAATGGTAAAAGCGGAACAAGTGAGTATGGTTGTGATAATGTCTATAACGGCGATGTTGTTTTTGTCGAAGGGTATAATGATGCGTTTAAGGTAACAACTTACGACAATGATGTAGTGCGCTATTTGCCGAGTTTATAATTTATACTACTGGTTCGGTAAAGAGGAAAAAATAAATTATTAAATTACGAGTTGCGTCATTATCGTTAGCATTAGCATTTCCAACGGCTGCCGCAATTCAAGCATGTAACAAAAGTTGTCATCGGTTCATCTGCCGACCGTGTTTGAAGTTGATAATAGCTGCATTTCTTTGATTTACATTTACGGCAGGTGAAATTATCAGTCGATGCTTCTATTTTTGGTGCATATTTATTTTCGTCGCGAATTTTCTTTTCGTCAATCAGTTTTTGCCATCGCGTGGGGGCCATATCTTGATGCGTCATTCCACCTACCTCATGCGGTTTTATTTCCTTTTTAAACAATCGTTCTTTAAATTCGGGCGATTCTTTTAAATTAATATAAATCGAGCGGAGGCGATCAATATAGAGTTGGACGAAAAAGGGGTTATCCCATTTTTTGACAATATCGCGTTCGCCAGCCTCTTTTAAGCAGTGATTATAAATACTTTTCTCCATATTTTGAATATGGTTTGTATTTAAAGGGGGGCAAAGCTCTTGGAGTTTAGCACAAACATTTTGACGGAATTCTTCAGGGTTTAATACAGTACGCATTTTGCCTTTTTAGTCTCTTTGTTATATACCTTAAATTATATTTATATATATTTTCAATTTTATTTATATATAAATTAATTAATTATTCATCATCCGAAAAAGTATACACCTCTTCTTCTAGTTCAGAAGTATCCGTATCTTCTTTATCCGAATTGTCATCATCGTCATCTTCTTGGGGTTGACTTTGTACCTTTCTTTTCACGATTTTCTTTACGGCTGCCGGCTTTTTCGTTGTTGTCGTCGCTGGCTTTTTCGTCGCGGTTGTAGGCTTTTTCTTGATTGTCGCTGGCTTTTTCGTGATGGGAGTTGGCACAGGACTTATATCTGTATCGTCCGATTCCATCTCAATTGATTCTTTATCTGAAACCACAAAATCATCTTTCAAATAACCATGTGCAGTCAATAAAGCGGGATCAACATTATCCAGTTCATCTTCACTGTATTCGTCTTCATCGCCAATATCTTCAAACCCACCAAACAATTTTTCATAAATTTTCAACCAGCTTTCTTTAGTTAAATCCAAAAAAGCTGGTTCATCTGTGTTGCTAGTGCTACCGCTACTTGTTTCGGCCATACGCACAATTGCGCATGTCCCAAAAAAAAGTTCGTTATCAATCGGAGGTGGAAAATCGTATTTATTTTCAAAATTGGCCTTTCCTGTTTTTTTCGCCCAAACAGATACAGTATAAGGAACTTTGGTATCATTTTCTTTTAAATTCACACACCAAGTATGTCTTGCGTGAAAATCTTCACTTACACGAAACCCACATTTCTTATAAAGAGTTTCAGTTGTTACCTCTTTTGTTTTAAGTGTTTTAATTGTACCATTTGCTTCAATTAAAACAATAGATACAGCTTGTTTTCCTGATTTACCTCCTTCTATTGTTGTCATGTTATAGTAACTATATATACATACTATATACAGAATAGGTTTAAATAGTTTACTTATTATGTAATATAAGTACAATACAATTTAACTATGCGGGTTTATGTTTTGTCTAATACAAATGTATTAAAAAATAATGTCGTTCATAAATTAACCCCCTATTTTTACGAAACAACTTATATTGACTATATTTGGTCTATAAATGGCGTTTTTCAAATGGAACACAATAAATTATACCGCATGAAAATACAGGATAAACCTATCGAAAAAACTTTATTGGGTGCTTTTCCGGCTACAATCGATAAAAGCGAATTTATTCGTCAAGAAGAATGCTTCCAAATAGCGCCACGGGCAGTTAAGGAATATACAACGGTTACATCATATCGTTTAACACCGTCTAGTGTTTTAGAATGGATTTTAGAATATAGAAATAACGAATTACACGATAATTATTTTTATCTGCCTTCGGAAAATCCCGATATCCATTCTCCTATCATTAAATCGGAATTATTGAAATTTTTGAATTTGTAATATAATAATATAAAATAAGTTATAATTACGACAAAGATATGTAGAACATATATAATATGTTTTTTTCTATAATTAAATGGGTGATTGTTTCATTAACCCTTATTTTTTTAATTCATCATTTATACATGTATTTAACAAATATTTTGACAGTACCAAAAATTAAGGATTTGGTTAATAAACCACATCAACAATATAATGATATTTTTGACACGCTTAACAAGAGTGAACATAAAAATAAAAATAAAAATACAGAACATAACGCGGTTAATACAAGTAAAATGACCGAAGAACTGTCTTCTTTTTTAAATGATTTAAAAAAAACAAGTGACGGTAAGAATAAAGTAGAAAGTCTTGATATAACACCAGCATCATCTTCCTCCTCTACCACAACAAATATAAGTGATTTAGGGTATTCCTCTTATTAAATAGGATAGTATACTTGTGCATTATTATATAAACCGGACTCAATGTCCATGTGATGAATAAAATCGTATTTTTTATAAATTGGGACATCGGGTATATGCTCGTTATACAATATACGCGGATTATCCTCTTCAGTTATATAGAGCCCATTATTTTTATAATATTCCTCTAATATTCTGAAAGATATACTAGAAAACATAATCATGAAAATGAAATATAGAATATTTAGAAACATTCTCTCTTATGATGTATTGTAGTATGATAAACAAATTTATTTTCAATTTTTTTATTTTTATTTTTATTTTTATTTTTATTTTTATTTTTATTTTCAATGTTATATATAAATAAAAATATATAAAGCCATAACGCGTATTATATAATAAATAACATAAATGAATTTTACACCTGAAGAAAAATTATTAGAACTTTCCTATGAACCCAAACAGCATAAGAAAGTTTATTCGCCGATCTATTATATTATCCCCAAGGGCCCAAAAGCTTTAGTGTGGTATACTTACTGGAAAGACCAAAATGTATGTTTATTGATCCGTTTAAATGAAAAGGGTGATTATAGCGATGTCCAAATGTTAACATCTGTTTTCTCTGATCAATTAGCATTAGGAACTATTATTTATGGCACCTCTTTTATCCATCAAAGCGGTAATAATACACATCAAACCGTGAAAAAAAACAAACATTATTTTACTTGCGAACAGTTATACTATTATAAAGGACTTGCAGTTGATAAAAAATCTTATATGGATCGTTTAAATTTGCTTTTAGCGATGTTTACCGACCAAGTCGAACAAATTGCGTTTACTGCAAATAGTTTAACTATAGGAATGCCCGTAATGACGGATACTTATGAAGATGCGGTTTCTCAATTGGAAAAACTGCCCTATAAAACATATGGGATTGCTATTCCAAGAATAAAAACGAATAAGAGTTATACGCAGCGACCCATTCAGACGCCTTCGCAATTACTTGATCATAAGGCACCTTCGGTGCCATTGCCATTGCCTTTACCTGACCGTAAAACATACAATAATGTAAATAATGTAAATAATACTATTAGCAAAATTATTTTTACAGTTAAAGCAGAATTAGCGGCAGATAATTATCAGCTCTATACAAGTGAAAACACTTTATACGATACGGCCTTAGTTCCTACTTATAAATGCAGCGTTTTATTAAACGCATTATTCCGAAATATTAAAGAAAATGCAAATTTAGATTTATTAGAAGAAAGTGACGATGAAGAAGAATTTGAAAATACGCAATTGGATAAATTCGTTGATTTAGAAAAAGCAGTTATAATGGAATGCGTTTATTCAAAACGTTTTAAAAAATGGCAGCCATTAAAAATTGCGCCGCCAAATTCGAAAATTATTTCGGCGAAAGAACTTATACAATTTAATTATAAAAAGTAAAAAAATTATATATTTTTTATATATATAAAAGAATGACAACATTGGTTTTTGGAGGTAAAAAAAAAGGTGGTAAAAGCTTGACTGGAGGGGGTGTTATGAAATTGGTAGGTAATGCAGCTGGGAGTGCTTTAAATATGGGTTCGTCTTTGTTAAAAACAGGTGCCGATATGGTGAAAGGCGGCGCAACAGATGCACAATCTGGTGGTGGACGTCGTCGCCGCCGTAGTTCTCGCCGCCGTAGTTCTCGCCGCCGTAGTTCTAGCAAATTGCGTAAACGCACGGGAAAAGTCCGGCGCCACGCTACGCGTTCTTACCGTAAAACAAAGCGGACCAAACGGGCTTAAATATATAAACCCCCTTAATTTTTTATTTATAATATCTTCTTATATTATAAATAAAAAGATGTTGTTCACTGGAGGAAGAATAAAGAAAAATAAGACGATTGGTAACAATACAACTGTAAAAAAATTAAAAGGTGGATATGGTAATTGCAGACTTGCGCCTGCCGACTATAATGGATTAAATACTTCGGCGATGGATGTGGATGTGAATTTTGCTAAGGCACCAAACATGTTTTCCAGTAATCAGGTTGGTGGTGGAATGGGATATGGATTTGTCGATGGGAAAGATATTAGCGCGTTTGGAGGAAGTTATGCACCAATGTCCAATAGTTGCACCGGATGTAATTCATCACACAATACTCGTGGCGGAAACAATTTTATGGCGGGTGGGCGAAGAAGCAAGAGCAAAAAGAGCAAAAAGAGCAAAAAAGGCAGCAAGAGCAAAAAAAGCAAGAAAACAATGAAGGGAAAGAAAAAAGGGTCTACCAGACGCTATAAAAAAACGCGTAAATACTTACAAATAGGGTGTAATAAAAAATAATTCATATTAAATTTATATTAAATTTATATTAATTTAATTTTAAGAAACAATGCCCTTTTAATGCCATATGACCACTACTACCCCCGCCACGATGGTCTTGATTAATAATACTTAACATATCATTGTCATCATTGTCATCATTGTCATCATTAGCATTTTCGTCGTCATTGTCATCATTGTCATCATTAGCATTTTCGTCATCATTCGCAAATGTATTAATAAACAAAGCCGCTGCAGCCGCTCCTTTAGACATTAAATTTGCGCTAGTTAATCCTTCTAACGACCCTTTATTTCCGGAAACACTCTTGAACGGTTTAGTATTTGT